CAGTTTTAGATGTCGGTGATATGTGATCTTCGTATGTTAATAACAACAACTGAGAATCAGTAGATCTTAGGAAAGCATTTATATTTGACGTGAACTGATCTTCTTCTGGAAAAAGGAATACGAAAAATGTGTGTATTCCATCTGATACTTCTGCCCATATAACTTCTGAAGAATCAAGAAGAACCGCTGTATTCTTCGTAAACACAGGATATAATGATCCAAGAGCGGACCCCTCCCAGAAGGGTGTGGTTCCTGACGGATTCGCTTCATTTGTTAATGAATATAATTTCGTTACAGTCCCGGTGAATTGAAGTGGTCCTACGGATGGGCCTGTTTCACCCCCAAAAATGTAAATATACTCACCGTCATTGTAGTCAGCAACGTGACTCCGTGATCCGGGGGTTGGTGAAATTGTGGACATGCCGGTGCTGATTGACGAACCTGTTATGTGATACACTTGACTCAGAACACCAGTCGTGATCTGCCACAAATCATTTCCACATCCATTGATACCCTCACCCCCGAACAGCCATAAGTTGGGTGGTGTTGCTGCATCCACAGTCAAAGATCCATAAGCGCGTGGTTCCAACGAAATAATATTTTGTGAGTTCGAAATGTAGTTTAGTGACTTCCATACCATACTGCGAGTTCTTAGACCATTATCCATTACATGAATTATACTATCTGCATCAAAACGACCTATGAGCATTTTGATGTCGTCCGCAGCTCCGCAATAGGTTTGTGTGATGATACTATTGAACCCCTGGCGTCCGCCAACACGAATGTCCCCCATGAGAAGTGAAGTTGAAGTGTTGGAAGTAACTGTGGATTCGGTCGACCCGGCAAACAGCCGGATGATTCCATTTTGACGACCCATACAAATATCCACCACCCCTTCTGGTAATACTTGTTGTGTTACTTGATTCAACATAGATGCGGATAGTAGAGGCTGCGCTCCGTTGCAGTCAATGAAAAGTCTCAAATCACTGTTATTGATCCCACAAGACATGATGGTGTACAAATTGTGAGCCCTGTAGCCATGTTTGTGATCTGCAGATAAAAGAGTTAAATAATCCAGCCCCTTGGTACCAAATGGAGTAAGGACATTCAACCCTGTGATGAGTATGTTACCACTGAACCCACCTCCTCCTATCTCGAATGACGCTACACTGTCGCGAGCAATAAGTGCACTGATTGAATTGTTATCAACGATTAGTTTTGAAGCCAGGCCGTTTCCCATCCATGATAGATGGAACCATTGATTGCGGGGAAACGTAATACTCAACGAGCCGACTTGCAGCTCGTCATTGTCTGTCGCAACTAAGCGCAAGTTTCCTATTTTCAAAATATTAATAGGACCAGATACAGAAGATGGAATAAATAAGAAAATGTTAACGACAAATTCGCCTGGAAGCAATAACGGGAATGAAATAGTGGTGGTTTGATCAAAAACTAGTGATTGTCCAGAGTTGTATACATTTGGTATACTGTTTGATGTGTTGATGGAACTTATCTGAGATGGCTGCTCACCATCAATCACAAGCCCTGTAGAGCTTACATCTATACTCAAAATAGATTTGCAAATTCTTGGTTCAATTGTGCAACTGAAAGTGAAGTCGCCTGTTGTATTTGCTCGTAACGATGTTCCACTTGATGGAAGAGTGAACACGTTTGTTCCTGAGAACATCAAAGATGGTAAATCTGAAAACATTGGAGGTCCCTCAGACACATTGGAAGTATTAGTAGATAGAAACCCATTGGATATACTTTTAGTCACTAATTCTGGATCTACTTTTTTGCATCTGTCCTTCACATTACCCTCCTGTGTTCGAAGAAGTGAAAATATTAGAAGAGAGAAAAATGGTTCGACAACCATTGACCACAAATCATTTTTCAATAAGTTTTCGTTATCAAAAGGTTCTGAAGAAAGTTGGAAAGATTCAATTTTAGGATTGCTTTTTACTTTTCCAAAATATAATTCTATATCAATGTTTTCGACTGGTAATTCATAATCCAAAACGAACAATTCGGGATCTCTTATTGCACATACCCCCTGGTTCATGAAAATGTTTGAACATGTTATTGTCACTTCCATATTATTCAAATCAGAACTCGACCAGGATGAAGTATTAACAACTATTGATATATTAGACCACGTGTTCAAATCAACTTCATGTGTCATAGATGTTGACAGAGGTCCAGCAGGGGACTCATATACTTTCAGTTCAATGTTCGCAGTTTGTGTCAGTTGAAGACTATCAGAAGTGTCGGTAGATTCGAATAGAGGATACACTAGTATTTCTAGTTGATAATCGTATCCGGTAGGATTGACCCCACTAGTATAAGGTGGTGTATACGTAACACTGACCGGACTGAACGAATTCACAAAGAATCCAAATGTATTTTTCTCAAAAAAAGAACTTACATCATTCAGTCCAGACCATCCGCTGATGTCAACACTTGGATCTGTGATACTTGCAAAAGTTGTACGCACTGACCCCGAAGCAGTTATGACGTCATAAAAGAATATTTTGTTGTAGTTATTGTTTTTCAGATTTGTTAACGAATAGGAAGTTGGCGATATTGGCAGTATTGAAAAATTTGAGGTTTCAAATGCAGCTGCGTTTGATCTTGATGTTGATATACCCCCAAACAAGTATATTGTCTTACCGTTGTTTGCAAGCATAGCACCCTCACGTGCCCCTGGGTTGTTATCGTTTCCAGGACGCCCCATTGACATGAGAGACCAATTTCCGTCACGAAAACTCCAAAGATCTGCATTCTCATGAAACAGGAATCCAGTTCCATTCACACTTACCATTTTACCCGTTGCCGTGTGTCCGCCCGGCCCCTGGAAGTTGTCACGCAACGATTTTGTACTCTGACCTGTAGCCCGGAACGTGAATGGTTTGTTTCCTACGTCGTGTGTCCCAGACACGAAGATGCTGAATGGAAGAGTATAATCGGGTGTCAAAGATACTATGTTCATCACACCTCTTGTTGTTTGTCCTTCTATCCCGTAGAAAAGTGTGTTCACAGAATTGTCTACATAAATGAGAATAGAGGAAGATTCTCTTTTCATGTTCGAATATTCTATGTTTTGAATCTGTGAAGTAAATATTTTCACACTTTGAATTGTTTCATCAGGTATTGCAGAATCAAGGGGATGTGCCATTAAGGTTATCCTATGGTATTCTCCTCTATATAACTGTAACAATGGAAATAAAGAACTAGATTCAGTGGAAGATATTGATATGATTTGGTCTATTCTTCTCACGTATAGAGTGATCACTCTAAATACATCAGACGTCCATTTTATCACTGAATTGGGGTCTACCAAAAAAGATGTATCAGAACTTGCATTCAATGAAGAAAGTGAGTTTTCAATAGAATAAACAAAAGAGTTCAAAAGTATGACGTCTGGGCCGTCAATATTCAACAACAAATATACTTTCATAATTCCGGAAGAATTCACAGAAGATACCAATATTCTTTTGTTCATGCAATCACAACTCAAATTTGATGAGTCCGTCTGGTCTATTTTGACTTCTGATGTGAAGTTCAAAGCAAAATCTGAGTCTATTGTTACTATTTTACAATTTATGTATCCATTTGAATGGTAAACTACAAATGATTTTGTTTCATCAATTGGGCAGCAAGAAAATATTGTGACGTTTGTATTCACCAAATTAGAGTTACTCAACCTTCCATCTGTATCGTTCACATTCGTGCCGACAGACCCTACAAGCAAACTGACGTTTGTATTTTCTTTATTGTAAACCAAAGCAAACTTATTGTCATTGAGCAAACACATACGTTTGTCGAAAATTGAAAAGGGTAAGTCGTTTAAAGATTCGAAAGTAAACTCGGAACCAAATGAGAAAGAGGGAGTCAAGTTGTTGTGTTTCAATACCATGAATCGACAGTTTCCAGAGAAGTTATCATCGTCTTCAGAATATGACACTACAAACAAAACCTCATCATCAGTTTCAGATAACACAATAGAATCTATATTTGAAGTGCGTGATGCATTAAAAGTATCAGAAAACCCCTTTTGTACATTTTCATCAGATGTGCTCAAGAAGTCAATGATGCCATGTCCATTTGTTTGAGAAGAATCTACTCTCATTACTGTGATTTTGTTTTGAACATGGTTGTGAGGTATCAAACGTTCTTTGTATCCTGTTGGAGCCCTGTTTGCAAACAACACTGGATCTATCAAAATTTCCATCAAGTTGTTAGTTTCATCTACAAAATACTCCGATTTAGGTATCTCTGCCGAGACGAGCTCCACTCTTTTCACACCAAATAATGCTTCTTTGAGGTTGATGACGTAATCATTCGTGTTTACGTAAGCACTTTTGTTTCTATCTCTACTGTCTATGTTAACACTTTTTTGAACAATATTGACTTCAGGAATGACATCCTGGTTAAGGTCATTCATTTATATATAGATAACATAATTACTTTAAGTATTTCTTCAGTATAAAATATGCGTTTGAAAGTTTAGTACTTATCTTGGTTAAGGAGGATGTCGAGAGATGGTCTAAGAGACCAGTTTGTAAGGGTACTGAAGTAGCATAAATTTTTTGTCGTTTTGTTTGGTGTTTTGGAGAAATGGAATCCCAGCATGACACGACAATCATTCCTGTTATGGTTGTTTGTAACTCTGTGAAACGTGGTTGACCCTCGCAATATATAACACTGCCCAGATTGAATGTCAATGCTACGTGTATCTCCCCACTGGTCTTTATACTCAACTACTCCTACAGATGGTGTTCTTTCAATACAGAATAGAACTCGATAATCTTCTTCAGTTTCTGAGTCGTAATGCCATGCGAAGGACCCATCTGTTCCTGAATAGTTCAGCACGAATGTGTTCCACATTGAATGCTTGAACGGGTATAGCTTTTCACCAACTGCTCCTTCAGCGAATTCTTTGGCAAATTTTTGAACATTTGATGCACATTTTTCAAGAGATTCATCATTGTAATTTTTTTTCATTTCATGCCAGTATATTGCACCACCACGTGAGTCTGAGTCGAACGCATTGTAACTTTTTGTCAATGAAGAAGTTTTAAGATTGCAGCATAATGAAACAAGTCTTTTGGCGTCTGCTTTCAAAACTTCTGTTAAGAATGGTCCTTCTTGTATGAAAGGTATCTTTTGATTGTCATATTTAGTTTTCACAATTTGATGCATGTAAATTCTATACCAAATGTTTTCATTCCAAAGTCTGATATTCAATATCAAAATAATGATGATGATTACAACTATCTTCATTTAGTTAGGTTATCAAAATAAATGACGTGTTTTTTATGCAAAAGATTTTTTGAACATCAGTAGATCTTATGTGAAAATAATGCATGGTATATGAAAACTGTAAAACAAAATAAACATACTGAAAATGATGGCAGAGTTGAATTGAGCATAAAAACAGCACTGGTTGCAAAAAATGAGCTAAAAAAAATATATATTTATTTATAATATATGGGCAACGCACAATCAGACGCATCATTTCGAATTATGGAGTTACCTATTTGCGCACCAGGAAGTACAAATAAGTCTGTAGTGGTGAGGAATAAAGATGGTACAGATGTTCACACTATGGGTTTTAAGGAAGGTACCTGTGCCCACACCCTTACATGTTTAAAAAAATCAAATCTTCCTGTTAACTCCGGAGCACAGATAGTTTTTAATAATGAGCAAAAAAAGCGTTTTAGTGAATGTATGCTATCCTTTGGAAAACCCCAGCCTCCTTCTGTAAAACCCCAGCCTCCTTCTGTAAAACCTCCTTCTATAAAACCTCTTTATATGGAATCACCGACACAGAAAAAAATCGATGTGATGCCATATTGCGACAGTGAGGGGCGTCCTAACGGTGCACACAAAGAAGAAGGATACTATATTTCCAGAGGACCTGGAGACTATATCAGTGTTAAGGTTGGTAGGTTGACGTGCAAAGAAGCTCGTGAATGCATGAACAACGTAGAATTGTCTTTTCTTTTTGAAGAAAATGGGTATTCCATATACAGAGACCACCAAGGGCGCACCGTGGATCAGTTGAACCAGGCTATCAGGAATACTTGCGTAAAACCACCACCCACAACTGAACCACCCACAACTGAACCACCCCCTCCAGTATTTGTCGAAAAGGCGGAGGTTGAAGACGACAGTGGAAATTTGTGGCTGTTAGCATTTGGTGGAGTCGCATTGGGTGCAGGGGCTGTTATTATGTACAACAATTCCAGGAAAAAGGAGTATGGATATTAAAGAGAACAGATTCTTTTTGGAGTGTACACAAGCTATGACCGAGCCTAAAGACTGGTTCCGTGTGTGGAACTGTCAATCTTTGGAATCGACCCTACCTGGATATGGTGAAAAAATTGAAAAACTCGTCTACAACTCAACAATAACAAGAATTTCAAAAACTGTCACTTCACCAACAGTGGAGGAGTTTAGAGTCATTTATAATTGGTTGACACAAGTTGTCATCGAAGATGAAGAGTTTGTCCGCGATGTTATTGAAAAACGTTCCGTATCTCCGAGTCAGATTGTACAAGTTTTGGTTGAAAGACTAGAATCCAAGGATAATTATCTTTCAAAAATAGTACCAGAAAGTGATACAAGAGTCGCTATGAGATATACTGTATCAAGGTTGCTTTGCAGACATCTTGGCAATGAAATCGGTTCATCAGTTGAAAAATCAATTGCAAAGCATCAAATTATGAAATCGAAATACAAGAATCAGTCTTTGAAAGTGATAGCAAATATTAAAAATAATAAGACGAATCTCAAAGATAGACTCTTGAATGGAACTTTCAATCCAGAAGATATGGGTGAAGCAACGCACAAGAATTTGTGGCCTGAGTTGTGGAAACGACCAGAAATGCAAGCCGGTCATAGGGCGATAGTAACTAGACAGGAAGACGGAGAAGTGAAAGACAGCTTGATCAAGTGCGGAAACTGTAAGAACAATACAGTCCAAACAACAGAGTTCCAGACACGCAGCGCCGACGAGCCAATGACAATTTTCTGCAATTGCACTACTTGTGGGAAGCGCTGGAAAATGTGAAATCAGTTCGTGTTGCTCAATAAATTTATTAACGGAGGAGGTTCAAAGTATGTATTTTTCAAAATCACAACAAAAGGTTTCAATTTGTACTTATAAAATGGCAATTTTTCTAATGAAACTCTTTTTCTTTCAGTGTTGAGACTGTCTAGTAAGTAAAGACTATTTCCATTCGAACTTCTGCGCACACATACAGCATGATCGATTCCTTCAGTATGTTGCCTGTTTCCGTATATTCCAACAATGTTTTTATTGTGTATCTTAAAAAACTTGTCAAATTGTTCACTATTCAATTTGTGTTTTTTTCGGAGATCGTGCCAAGTTACCGCAGTAGTATCTTGGAAAAATAATTTTACTTCCCTCGAAACTTTTATTTTACCATTTTGTATCAGTTTCAATATGTGTTCTATGATCTGATTTTGACATATTAGTCCTTTTCTACCCTCGTCACACAAGTTTTGATTTATATTTTTCCTGGATTTTCCTTTCATTGTAAGTAGACTATTTCTTGTTGCTATTGGTTCTCCGAACAAATTATTTGTTGCAAGTACTACACAGTTTACGTCAGTCAATGATTGTGTTGCAAAATAAGAATCCATATTAAATAACAAATAATTTAATTACACTACCTCACATTTACTCAAAATTATAAAATTAATGACATTTGTTTAAATAAATTTTGTGTTTTCCATCAACTTCTGTACCCATAAGTTTGTCCATACCTAGAAATACTATGTTGAAATTCCCCTTTGGTTTCTTGACAACATGATGGAGATAATGATGACTGTACAAAGTTTCAAAACCAGGTAGGGATCTTGCAATTTCTTTTGAAATTATTGAAGGAGGGCCTTCAAATATTGTTGTTTGGAGATCTTCACAATGCATTGCATTATGAACATTATTCCATATCATAGTTACCAGGATTGCACCCCCTAGAAGATTCATAAAATGAAAGTGTGGTTTTATATTGTAAATTTTGTTGAAATAGTAAAATGAAATAACAAAAGCAATAGTTGTAATTTTGAATATCATTGACCAGCTGAAATCATTGTCACCAAATTCGTCCTTTTTGATAAGATTCATGTTTGGTAAAACTGATAAATGATGTCTTATATGTTCTTTGTTGGTTTGTGCAATATCATGCATGTAATACTTATGTGCAAACCATTCGATCCAACTTATTGCCAGATAATATGATAAAAATAACGGAATTTGTAACGGAATTTGTCTTGAAAACATTAGAGTAAAAGTTATAGAAAGAAAAAGAGATAGTAACTTTGAATTAGAGATTATGTAAATTATCAAGAAATATACAATGATTGAGTTGATCAGATACAAATTCATATTTATAAAACCACAGAAAAAAATACATGTATAAATAGTAAATGGTAAGAGTGAATACCTACAGATACATGGTCATAGCATTTTGTGTGACGGCCGTTTGGGATGTCATACTTAGATGGTTCTCGGAGGGAAAACTTGAATTCATGGGAATTGAAAATTTGAGCTGGGTTATTGCACTCCGTCCTTATTTCGAACATCATACTGTCCTTTCTGCGGCTGCGATTGCAGGTGTTGTGGGAGCCGGGACAAGTCTGATAATCGCAGAAACCGTTCCTGAGTTTATGTATGAGTCTACTCCATTATATCTCGTATGGGTGGCGTTCGTAAGCGTCGTAGTCGGCATTCCAATGAGATATTCTGGACTATTTCCTTACCTCAAAATGTATTATTATGACCCTCTGCCCATAACAACTATATTTTCTGACGCGCTATCTGGTGTGGTGGTTGCACTCACAATGATGTACATACGAAGTACTATTCTTGTTACAGCTTCAATATTGTTATTAGCATATACTAACGTTTTGAATAGATCATCAATGATTTGATCAGGTAGAACACTAACACAATATTTAATAATCCCAGTGGAATAAAACCAAAAAAGTGATAAGCGATATTGTGTGACAATTCAAATAAAAATGTACCGTCTTTGCGTGCACCAGTTGTCTCAAAAGCTGTAGATGTTAAATAATTTCCCCATTCTTGTTGATTTTCCGTCATAGGAAAGGCTTGTACAGCACATACTTCTGGAGCCGCCAGTGCTTCAAACTCGTAGTAAATTTCACCATCATGAAGCCAGGTCAAATTAAGATTTTGGGTTATGTCTTTCGTCTTATATGAAGGATTATCAGCATACTCGCGAACAAGACGCTGACGACCCTTTGCGGAAAAAAATACTGCTTGTGCTCCTCCTGCAAGAATAGGTTTGATGTCAGTCTTCCATGGCAAACACAAAAAACAAGCTATTCCGAGCGAATACACTTCACATTCATTGTCAGAAACTGTTTTGTCTATATGTTGGGCGTAATCCCTGAGCCTCGGCAAAAATTTCACGTCATCCTCTAATACCAGAACTGGTATACTTGGGTCACGATTTGCGATAGACAGATTGTTATTCCACAAATCGTCACTTGGCTTCGTAACCCATGATGGGCGAGCACATTCTGCCATCGGTTTGTGGTGAACGATTATGACCTTCCTAGTCGGTCTATATGTATTGAGTTCATGTAACACACTTTCATAACGATTTGAACCCTCTATGGTTATGACGTAAGTTATTGGAATAGAAGGAAACAGAACAGGACCATTATACAAAATCACTTCATCACGAGAGCACATTTCTACTGTTCTTATGAAAAATAAATATAGATGATCTGACTTAAAGACAATTCAACTCTACAGAATAAAAGTGTGACATCAAGATAAATGAAAAAAACAAGGGGAGCTCTTATGTCACGCGTTCAATTGGAGTCAAATGAGACAGTGTATTGGATAGATTGTGGATTTTATCTGTTGCCAGTGACTTCGTCAAAGCTTTCTCAATTTGGACTCTACGATGTTAAATCTGTCAATCCATTGGCCTCAAAGTTCACTTCATATGATCCCGTATTCGAATCTGTAGGAAGACTGGAAGATGAACTTGAAAACTCACGTGAAAATCCAATTGAAAGCCCAATTGAAAACCCAATTGAAACCACTCGTGGGAAGTCTGAAAGTTTACAAAAAATATATCGTTTCAGTTGCAACTGGTCATATTCATTTTTTCCTCGTAATTTTTTATCTTCATTTATGTAAATGAATATAGTACCTAAAAAAACAAACAAAAGGTCCACAAAGGTTCCGAAAAAACTAGAAAGTAATCCACGTGGGTTGAAACAACACATAAAACATTTTGAACCCAGACTAACTGAAGAAATAATGACAACTAAAAACAAAGGTGTATTGAAAAGAATATCAAAATATGCGTTTGCCACTCCACATGGTGTGAAAGCGAACTGCTACGCGTTTTTTCTGACCCTACCAGACATACAGTGGCAAGATAGAAAAAACAAAACTCAGCCTGGAGATAAATGTAAAGCACCGTGGTCAAAAACACCTTTGAATTTCTCCAGCAGGGGGCAGGCATCCAATCAGTTGATAAGGCGTGTTATGTGCGACAATGGTGCAAACGGGGTTGTGAATTTCATCAAACCGCTTAGTGTAGGCTATCCAGAATACATCACACAAATCAAACTTCCAGAAGGGTATGTTCTGGGTTGTTGTATTGTTGGAGGAAGTGATTATCATTTTTGCAGAAGAGAAGGAATAGATGAACTATTAAACAACAAAGCATTCAAAGAAATTTGGGCAACAAAAAATATTCACAATGTGAGAAAACAACTGAAGGAATTGCAAGAAATGGGGCATACTTACTGCTGGTCTCATGTTGCAGGCTGGTCTGGAAGACTTAAATTAGTTGACAGTGATGGTAAAGTTATAACAAATCCCGTTGACAAAAAAGCTTCTGGTAACGCAGCACAACATTTGGTTTCAGATAGAGCAAATCATAACTATAATGGTCTTCATTACGACACATTTGTGGCCTTTTTCATTGTTAAGGCCCGTAAAGCTACTGTAAAAGATGACAACAAAATTGCTAGAAATGAAAATGCCGCTAATTCTGCATTGAGAAACATGGGGTTGTCTAATGATACAATAAATGATTTGTCTAAAAATAAAAATAAAGTAGTGAAATTTCAAAAAATGAGTATAAGACCCCGTATGCTTTCTGTTCCTGGTATGGTAACTTCACACTTGAAAAAAATGTAATTATAATCCACAGGCTGCCAACAATAATACATTTACAAGGATCGCTTCAAAAGGGTATCATTAATTGTTACTTGATTGACAAATTTGACGTTCCGAATATAACATCAAAAGGTAGTATTATGCTGTAATTGTAATTAGGATTATTGTGGTGATATAAATGCTTTATCTGTATTTTGTTTATGGGAAAAACTTTAGAATAATCTAATTTATGTCCTAAATAGTGGGAACTAGACACAAGTGTCCAATATGCTAAACATGTTGTACGACAAACGGGTGTGTATTTGAAGTGCTTCAAGTATTTTAAGTTTTCATACCCCTTTATTCCCGAAAAAATAAATAAACCTGAAATTATTGATTCTAAAAGACAGGGTATCTCAACTGATGCCCCTTTCTGGTGGTGGTGATAATGCCATGGTAATTCAAATTTATGACAGGCTCTGTGATACCAATACGAATAAAGGTCCAAATATACAAATGAGGTGAGTCTGTTCATTAGTTACTACAAACATAAAATTATCTTCAAAAACACTGAAATCAAAATCTTCCTGGAATACACCAATTATGGTGACATGTGTGTACAATCTTCCGCACATCTATTGAAAGTTTCAAGAGAATTTATTTTACATGATGCTCGTGTATCACCTGGCGTACAATCTCTCGGGCTTTTACACATAGCAGAATTTTCTTCGCAGTTTGGTCCATTTAATTCGTTTTTTGCTGGATAGTACCATTCCTTCAAAGAATTATTGCTGTAGTTTTCTTCAGATAAAACTACAGGTGGAGCCTCTGGTTTTTCTATGTTTTTGTGCTGAGGCATACATGATAACAAACACTCTGCTACAAGTTCCTCGACTTCCCCCTTTTTCGCCATCCAAGTTTTTATACTTTCATACGATGCGTATGCCATTGTAATAGTTAAAGATAAATTTAAATTACAAAAGTATCAATGGATATGAATATTGATAATATTAGAGGACTAGAAACACTTTTTGATGGAAAAAAGTTCAATTTCTCTTCTTTGACTGACGATTTGATAGTTATAGACTTTTGGCACGTGGAATGTCCTTTTTGTATCCCAAAATTAGGTGAATTTATTATGTTGAGTGAAAAATACAAATCAACAGGCTCTTTCAATATAAAATTCATCACATGTTCTCTAAACGTTGGAGATCATAGCAAAGAAGAATCTCTGACTCTTCTTGGTGAAGACACTGAAACACTTAATTTGTTTGCACATGATAAGCAAGCAACTAAGGAATTTTGGAACATTAAAACAGTTCCACATTGTTTAGTCCTTAAACGGAATCGTATTGCTGAAACTTGGGACGTACTTTTTTCAGATAGTCCCAACAAGTCTGATTTGGGTGCATTTCTTGACAACCTGTTAGAGTTCTGAACTACAATATTTCTGAACTAATCTCTCTCACAGCTGAGGGAATAAAACTTGTATACATACCTTTATTGACTCTCCCCCAGTAATTAATTGGGATTCGCTCTGTTTTTGAAAATACCCTTTCACTTTCATTGTTGACAATATGTGTTACAAGTTTACCTTCTTTTTCCATGTGTCTTTTTATCATATTTTCATTCACTCTAGCAGGACCCTCTGTTCTACATGCAATAACATAATGGTTCTTATTTTGTTCAAGAAATGTACTAAGAAGAGCTCTATCAATACCATTTTTTTCTCTTATATATAGATTTATGTATGTTTCTGGATGTCTGTAAGTGTAAGTAGATCTGTTAAGTGATACCCTTCTAGAAACATTTCTTGCATTTTTAGTGCTGTATTGAAGCAAATTATTTAATTTTGTTGCAACCCCTTTGTTCATAACACTACAAGCCCCTAATGGTGACATGAACGTTACAGAAGCACCTGGAGGGACTTGTTTTTCCATGTTGCTGAGCATGCCGTGAGCCCATATGAATCTTGTGTTTCCATTGTTTACAAAATATTTACCTCTTGCACTTCTTTCATTTGTTGCACTTCTTTCATTTGTTGCACTTCTTTCATTTATTGCACTTCTTTCATTTTTTGTATTTGTTGCACTTTTTTTGCGTTTTGACGAATTCAAATACAAATTAGACTTTCTTTTTGCTTCGGATGTTTTAGTTCTTGCCATTTAAAATGTACTCATAAATAAAATGACAACACTCCTTTTTTTTGCTTTGGGTTTGATGATTCCTAATTTATCATGGAACGTAAGACCTGTTAATTTCAATACAATGCAATCTACGCTGACGACATGGAGAAAAGATTATTGTGAAGGATCTTTTGAATACAACAGTACATTCGAAATGATTGGATGGCACGCAGCAACACAAGAAAGCAAAGGATGTTTTGGGCTTTATCATAATTACGAATTGAGAGCTTTGGCTCAAGTATACAAAAATGATGATAATATTTTATTAAGATCTATCATAACTCCAAATGACGAAGATACCGCTGGAACTATTTTGATGTACAAAATACTTCAATTTGAAGACATAAATCTAGACTGGGGTTCGATACAAAAAAACTCAAGATGGTATATTGCTGCATTGTTCATAAAAGAAAACTCAACTTCATTTTTTTTGTAAGTGAATATAAATGTCTACAACAGATCATAAAGATCTCGCGACTCCTGCGACTCCTGCGACAGAACCTGCAGCATCTCCAGATTCTTCTGATCAAGATGTAAAATCAGGAAAGTGTACTTCGAACGATATAAACTGCTATCTCAATGAAGACTACTGGCAAGATATGAATGCTGAGGCGGAAGGACCCCTTGTCGAAGTTATACAAAAATTACCTACAGATTTGAGAATGTTGTTCCAGTCAGAAAAGGAAGTAGTAACTGAAACTTCAATGGTTTCAGGGTTAGAGTGGACAAAAGTTGATGGGGATTTTGAAACAAGTGACTACATAGAATTAGATAATTCTGAATTAGAACAAGAGATGATAAAATTATCTGCAACAAATAAAGAAGAACTTGTGTTTAGTGAAGAAAAATTCAAAGAAATAGCACTAGAAGACGAAATAACGGCAAACACATTTGTGACTTTGGATAGCGGGGACACGTACATCCCCAAGGCAACAGTTTCTGATAAAATGTCAACAGAGACCGTGATAAACGTTATGGATGTAGCCGCATTCGTTGGTGTATCTTTATTGGTCATATTGACTTTTGTTATGTTTTTATCAAGAATTACCAAAAAGGATGAACCTAAACCACAATGGGGGATGCCACCACCATGGATGATGAGAAGGTAGTCTCACCACCGGTCTCACGTACAGACGTCGTACCATTCAAGACCCACATTACACCCGTGACCCCAATCATCGCACGACCCCAGTCGAGCACACCCCGCCTCTTGCGCTTTCTAAAAGCGCTTGCGCTTGCCGGTCGCAGGGAGGCGCTCTTCGCCTCCGTCAGGCGTGGTGATGAAGTCGTACATCGTGTTACCACGTCCTTCGCGCACGCAAACAGCGTCTTGGCCTTTGTAGACGATTCTCTCCCAAGAGATCCAGTGGCCGTCACACACTGGGATGTGCACAATCGCCCACTTGTGGTTCTTCCAGAATGCTGAGGTTCCAATCTCGTTACGGATGAGGTGCGGGGACTGATCGATTGGCATACCGGAGATGTGCCCCATAGTCAACTGCATCTGATGTGGTGGAATTCTGTTGCCGCCACCGCTTTGGTTCAAATAGCTGTCATTCGCATCAGAATCCGTAGTGTGCTCACGAGCGACAAACGAACGCATGTCGACCCCGTGAGCCGCCTGCTGGGTGAAGTCACGTGCGGTCACATCGAAGCCGGCATTGCAAACAGCTTCCACACCACAGCTAAGCCCCTGGTCGGCCTGATCCATAGTGCCCTGTTTGAAGAAGATCTGCGCAAGTTCATCCATGCTGTTGAACTCGCGGAACTCCATATCGCTCTCAATCACTGACTCGTGCGTAATCACAAGCGTGACGGGATCGGCATCTTCACCAGCCGACAGCCCGAGAGTCAAAGGATAGACCTGCTCTGGAGAGCCGACGGCGATCGCCATCACCCGGGGGCCTCGCACGGGCAGCTTTTTCGGAGACGAGCTCATTGACCCGCCCTTACGTGGCGTGCTGGTCAATTTCGGGATGTCAGAAGAGTGTGTCATCTTCACCTGACCGGTCTTGTTACTGTAGTCCTTTACTAGGAGTAGCTTGGTCAGAGGATACGTCGCCTCTCTCGGAGAGATCACGCGCGCCTGGGCGTCATACTCGATACGCACGTGCGCCTCATCATAATTGATCTCCACGACCCTGGCCGCTTTGTGTGTGCCCTCGATCGGGTAGTACTTGCCCACACGGTGAGAAGAGATCGTCGTCGCCAGCGCTTGCTTCATCATCTGCACGCCGTAGTACATGCCGTCTTGAGTGCTGTACGAGAATAGTGAATCAGACACAGGCCACTCGCGAGCATTCGCCCCCGTGATGTAAACCACGTCATCCAGGGCCTTGCCGCAGTGCCGAGCCATGGCCAAAGTGGCACGGGGCTCGAGAAAGCAGTCTGGTTTGTCCCGTGCAGAGAAACACCCACGGGTCCGCATGCGTTCTCAACCCGAGCGCCTTGGGGCACGCCTACCCACACACCCAGTCCCCCCCCGACCGCAGCTTACCCCCAAAACTCTGATGTGATCACTACTGCAAGCGTTCGCCACGATAAGACACCCCGTTTTGAACAAAAATAATTTAGTACTATATCAATTTTAGTCTATCTATATTAATCAATGATTGACCATTACACCTGGCATCACCCCTATCAACAAACCTATGTGGCCAATGAGTTGTTGCAATACCTTCCGTAAATGCTCTCAAACGATTCTGACATACTTCTGGTGTACAAAAATATCTGGGTACGTAAGAAAAATACGCAACAATTCGTGTGGAATTTTTGTCCTCAGGAGGTAAAACACAATGGGCAGTTCTAGAATCCCATACAAACAAATCCCCCCTTTCAAGTGAAGGAACAACAGGAGCTAGACATTGTTTGAATATTATGTCGTCTTCTGGTATTTCTAAATACTCCCAACCTCCTGATCCATTACCAAGGCGATTCGCTAACGCCTTATGATGCAAATGAGATTTAGGTAAAACACTTATTGAACCAGTTATTTTGTTTGATTCTTGTATCGCTAAAATGGATTGATAACATTGAACTCCGTCAGGGTGTGACTCATCTTGATCTACATGCCATGGTAGAACAAGACCATCTTCGTTTTCTGATCGGTGATTCACACCGTCAAATCCTACAATCAAATCATCTGTTTGCCACAATCTTTCAAATATTGATTTTATTCTACGATCCGTTCTCAAATTCCACATCAATTCTGAATGTGCCATATGAGGTGTTGAATATTCTTTTATTTTTTTCATCAATATTTCACACTCTTCTGATGGTATTACTGATTTGAAAATTTCATAACCATTGCTCTGCATTTAAATTTCATCATTTTTTGTTTTTAATAGCAGAAGTCCAATAATCTAATTCATTTTGTGGAATTCCCAAAGATGTAAGATTGTACTCACTTCCTGAAGCCAAACCAAGTTTGTTAGTACCATCTGTTTTTACAACAAATATAACTTCATCAAAGTCATTCAAAAAAATTATTGCTTTATCTTCTTCCCCTGAAAAACAATACAATTTACCATCAATTGGATCTGTGTGCAAATAGGTGCGCATGTCTGGTGTGCCAGGAAGAACAGTGAATTCATGTATGAACTTGTCTTTTTCTACTTCCATGTCTATGAACTTAATGGTACTCACAGGTGAACTTGAGTCGGTACTCATAGATGAACTTGAGTCAGCAGCACTTATTCCCGGAGTAGAATCACCATCGTTTCCAATTTTATCATCGTAAAGGAAATATAGTATTATGAATAATGCGACTAAAAGTATTTCTATCATTATTAACAGTAAAATATTTATTTTTTTCAATAACTATCATCACTATCAGATAAAGAATACAAAACATGATGATCAGTGCAAAACCAGGTGTTGTTTTGCAGATAACAAGACAAAGACGGATCGTCCGGAGGGTGTGAGTGAACAGTCCATAATATCAATGGTTGCAACTTCGCAGTTTGGTTCTCGTTACTCATAATTATATGTCGATTCATCGTGGGGGGCCTGCTACCAACAAGCATACACAACAGCCAAATGTGAAAAATATTCATATTGTAATCTAACGCATCAAATCTTTTAACATCAAAATATATGTATTTATTAAAATGAAACAAGTGATTGACTATTCTATAGAATGCCCAATATGTCTTTCAGACGAAACACAAAAAGGAAAATATTGCCATTGATGCGATCATGAATTCTGTTATTCATGCATATCTTCATGGATACTTAATAGTGCAAGATGTCCATTGTGTAATGGTAAAATATATGGTTTTCACTCACAAAATTCGTCTATATACCTAACTCCTCATTACAACGACTTTGGTATGAAAATAAAGAAGAATGGAGAGTTCTACCATGGTTTACTTAAAAGCTCTAAATACATGAATCCAAAAATGATCACATATTCTGATATAATGGGTCTTGTTGACGGCATGACTTTCGAGCTCACACGCACTTCGAAACATGTTGCAGTGTTGATGAATGGATCAAAGGTGGAAGGTTTGTTCCTCAACAAGTACGCGGTTCACGCAGAAGAACTTGCAGTTTCTTTCTTCGTGGCACATAATAGAAGAATAAAAAAACCACGGTTGTACATCACTCGTAAGAGTCCTGTGAACAAGATGTCGAGACCCTGCAAGCATTGTTGCGGTCTTTTGAGACGATTTCCACAAATAAGAGTCTTTTATACCGACAAACAAGGCGAGTGGGTAGAAGAAGAACAGTTTGACGCTATTCATATTTCCCATCGCAGAAAAGAATGTGGATTTTGTATGTTCTAATTTACGGCTAGTTTTTCTTGAAACATCTTTTCCAATTCAGATGAATTTGGAAGAGTCTTGTGTACGTGTTTTTTGTATTTTTTCATATGTGCTTTAAGAAATCGGTTGTTGTGTTCGAAATATTCTTCATACATTTGTTTAGAAAATCTGTGTTGAAATCCAGAGATGGTACCTGTTGGGTGATCCATCATATATTTGAAAAACGCCAATGTCCAGTAGGCACAATCAAATCCATCAATTTTCTTCACAGGACAACCTGACATGTCTTCAAAAACTAGATCTGGACGTTTCATTTGTTTTTTGAGAAAATTTGAAATGAATTTCACGTGGGGCGTTTGACCACCCATGTTGTCGAAAACCATGATTCTTTTTTTGTACCTCATATCATGTAAAGTCACTATCACGTGAGACAGCACCACATCAATGTATATTACAAACATGGCGACCAATCTAGCCTTGCTTTTTTGTATGAAATCGCCGTAGGATGAGACATCGTTGCCCTTGATATCCATCAATCTTGCTTTTCCAGTCGTTTGAGATATTATCAAATAAATTACGTCTGTGCTTGTTTTTGATTTCTTTATCATATTTTGAGCTATCCTGACGTGATCTTCTGTGTTCATTTATATATTATAAAATAATTAAAATGTTTTACACATATTAAATGTCATTACAATTCAATCAAACAAACTTTTCTAACGCAGGTTTTAATCGAAGGCCGCGTTCTTCTGCGCCTTCAAAAAGATCAAGTAGGCAGGCTGTACTTGCTGGTAAAATTAATAATATTTTGAAAAATCCAGTATATTATTCTAGAGTCGCACCTATCCAACTAGAAAAAGCTTTCAAAAACTATATTAACGCTAAATCATCATACAAAAATAATAATAAGACTACTTCAAGATCAAAATATTACAACAGTCTTGGAGTCACGAAAAATTCACTTACAGCCAACCATCATGCATCTCAGTTTGAAAGAGCAAAACTTAAATTTTTACAAAATATTTCAAATAACACTAATCTTACTAGTGTGCTTATGAGATTAAATTCAGACAGTGACAGACAGTTTCAACTTATTGTAAAGGAAAAAAACAAGAAAAAGTTTGCGAAAGAAAACCCTCAAGCGCTGGCACTTGCCTCTGCCATCAAAGCGGCAAAGTCATCATACAATGGTGGATACCGATACAATATAATTCCAGGTATTCAATATCACAATAAACAAACAATTGATAACATAAAGAAACATATGCTCATTCATGGTATGACTGCGACCGAAATAAATGAAACAATCAAAAAAATAAGAAATCAAATAAAAAAATAATCAAGATTCTGACCACCCAGGCGGAGATGGAGGTACTGGTGAAGAGGGATAGTCAAGATCATAATACACCCTGGTGGGTCTTGATTGTTTTTCGATGTTGTGAAGCCCGATATCCCTCATAGCCTCTCTCTTCTTCTTTTGTTCCTGGCTAATTGCTTTTCTTATGCGTCTTCTTTCTGCATGTTCTTTCTCGTCAATCTCATCAAGTTGTTTCAAAAGCGGAGAGCTTTTTTCTTTGAATTGCTTCCTTAAAAGCCTGTATTGTCTCAAAATATCGTCTTTTCTCGGCTTCGTTACATTTTTGAAGATTTCTTTGTGTTGAAACAAATCTTTCTCATGAATGAGTCTCATTCTTTCGGCTTCTGAAATTATATTCATTCTGGTTTGTACAAATGTATCAGAAGTTTGTCCGCTCTTTTCTTTTTCAATTAGGTTTTTCGCGCGATGAAAAACATCTGGTGCCTTGAGTCTCACGAGCGGATGCTCTCTGCACAAAGGACACGTATCTTGTTTAGATCTGAACCATTTCAGTATACACGAGGTATGGAATTTGTGGTCACATTCCAAACAATGAGAGTCTTCCGGTGTCATTTTAGAGAAACAAATTGAACAGGTTTCTTGGTCGCTCTCGTCACTGAGACAAACTTGTTCATTCATAATATCCATTATTTGAAATAAATACAAAGTTCTTTTTAAATAGCTACATAACACTTAAAGTACTGTAACTGTATCTGTTTTTCGTCATAATCATTAATCCTTAACTAGATCACTTAGGTGAACCTGATCACCATTGTTGCGTAGGAAATAAAGGCCGAAGTTGTGTTTGATTTTAATTTGTACGTTATGATTATAATATGGAAAATGCGTTCAATCTAATAAATAAGTATCAAGGCAGAATACCTATCATAATCGAAAAGAAGAATGGTGACCCTCTTGACGATTTGGATAAAAACAAATATTTGGTACCAAGAGACATGGTATTTTGGCAATTCTTATGTATCTTGCGTAAACGACTTCAGTTGCCGGCTCACAAGGCACTTTTCGTGCTATCCACTCATGGCAGACTCATATCCAATTCATCATCAGTAAGTATGATATACGAATCAGAAAAGTCAGAAGACGGATTCTTAAGGCTCGTATATGCGTCAGAAAACGCATTTGGATGACTAACAAATAATTAAAATGTTTTTTCAATAATAAAACATGAAGAGAGTTTCAACAAATGGCAGGGTAGTTTCAAAAAGATCAAACATTGCAGCAAGAACAATTCAAATGGCCCACAGACGTAGAATGAACCAACCATTGATAAATAACCAGGTTACTTTCAATGAGTATCCCAGAAGAAGAAAAATTTCATTTGATAAGAAAAATTTTAATGCTAGAGGTCTCCTGATTGCTATGACACATAACGATTGGAAAGTACCTCACAGTAGAAGGAATTATACAAATGATGAAATATCAGAAATAATTGCAAGAGTTGTAGAACCTGGATTCAAAAGTACTGTAAAATATGTAATCAAAAAACTTATTCTCAAAAAACCTAACAGCAAATCCAATAGGGCAGTATCGACTCCATTCAACTTTTCCTACTCGTCGCATTTGGATCCACAAAATTATTTGGTCGAGTGAACTACTAGCTGGTCCGCAGCCCGATCCTCCATGAAGTTTTTGAGGCGGTTACGCGTCAGGTTGTCCGTGATATCGCAATATTCAACATCCATACCACCCATGATGTAGTGATAGCACGTTCCACCGATTTGGAAGTAGTAAAACTTGCGATCCGATGTCATGAACGAACAATAACGGATCAACTCGTGCGTCTGATTGCAAATGCAGTATGATTGCCAGCCCTTCTTCTCGAAGTCGAACATCCAAGACTTGGTGGCGTTGAATCCGCTGTGGTCGATCTTCAAGTGTCCCTTCTCCTTATCTTTCTTCACGTACGTGTTGTAGTCAATGCCACAAATCTCACAAATCTTCGGGATAAGTACGAGATCGTGACTTGACGGGCCGTCACGGGCAACACGATATATCAGTTTTGCTCCAGGGGGAATTTCTGGAAGTGAAGGAAGCAGACGCACTCTGAGACAAGGATCAGCCTTCACCATTTTCTCCAGCTCATGTGAATCAAAACAGGGGTTGTTATCAGCTTCAGCACAGGGATCGTGACCAGAGAGAATCGAATTGAGGTGGTAGTCCTGATATTCCTCATCATCTCCGGATTCTTGGACATCCTGATATTCCTCATCGTCATCAACGATGAAGCTGCCTAAGTCGTCCTCGTCTTCTCCCTCGTCTTCTCCCTCGTCTTCTTCCTCGTCTTCTTCCTCGTCTTCTTCCTCGTCTTCTTCCTCGCAAACAATCCTGGGCCTTGGCCCCTTGAACAGTCTCTTACGTTGGATGATGTCGTCGCTGTTGTCGTCGTCAACAATTATATCTTCGTCCTGGGAAGTCGTTTCCTTATTGAACTTCCGCTTCCGAGCATTATATCTCTGCTCCGCTTCCTGCTCCGCTTCCTCACAAGCTCGAATCAACTCAGCATCTGTGACACCCCAATCCCAGTCGTGCACACAGGTCTCCATTATTCGCGCCTGTCGGTCGGGTTTGAGTTGCCCTCCAGGAAGGACTCTCGTAACCGCATGCGTACTGGGGTGGGGCCATCAGACAGATTGCTTGACCTCCAATTTCTTGATGCCTCCAAACCGCATGCGTTATTAAACGCAGGGGGGCTGAGGAGCGCGCGCGTACTTGGGTCAGTGTCCAACTCGCGCCTGGCCACTTCACTACGACCACTTCACTACGACCACTTGTCACTTGACTGACAACAGCTCCTACTTGGAAGGGGTGTTCATGACTGACGTGTTCACAGAGACGATAGCGGGTCGAATGAAGAGACAACGCCGCATTGTCACTGAAAGTAGTGAGCCCGGCGGCGAACTCATCGATCATGAGGAGCTCCGTCCTGGAATGTTGGTATGGGGCCACTGGGAAGAAGATCACATATGGTATCTCGGTATCATTTGTGAGACATCCAACCACACACTCTATTGTCAGTACGCGGACAGTCAGCAGGACTCCGGCGAAGAGCTCGAGAGACAATGGAAACTTCATCACGATCAAAGCTATCCCCATTCTATTCAAGTATATCCACTTGAGGGACACACTGATGAGGACGAGGGAGACGAGGACGAAGAACAATACGAATACCGCCTTGGTCTCTTCGGACCTGAGGGTGAAACAGACGATGATGACGTCGAAGACGATGACGTCGAAGACGAACCTGAAGTCGAGGACGAACCTGAAGTCGAGGACGAACCCGAGGATGATGTCGAGGACGAACCTGAAGTCCAGGACGAACCCGAGGATGATGTCGAGGACGAACCTGAAGTCAACGAACCTGAAGTCGAAATGGGTAAGATCGAGCAAGAAACCTTCTTCACAGGGCAACAAGCCTTCCATGCTTTTCTTGCGGAGAAGTTCGACCATCATTTTGCTGATGGAATTATCCATGCTCTGAAATCAATCTACGTCCAGAGGGCGCCATCTACGATATCTCCTGTACCCGGGCTTGCGCGCAAGATCAAATTCAACTTCCTTCTACCAACCCGTCTCCCTACTATTTGGAGACAAATCGTCAATAAGGAAGTGACTGCCGCTGACATTGTGAATATGGCATTCAACAACACTCTTGAAGAACCAGAACGGGCGCTCTGGCGCACACAGTCTCTGGAGAAGCATTATGCCTCTCGGATTGCTGATGACGACCATACCTATGTCGGATACTGCGGAAGCATGGTCCCACAACACCAGCTTCCATCGAAGGATTAAGTAAAGCTTAAAGATAGCCAACGCTGTTACGACAAATATGGATGAATCGCAAGAAATCGTGCTTGACTGCGAACCGGGGATCGTTCGGACTGGAGATCTACTTCCAGGCATCCTTGAAGGAACGGGCATAGAACCAGTAGAAGCATCATCCAAACTTTTTGGCGCGTGGACATTTAACTTTGATCATATTGAAAATAGTGTATGGGAGACTAATAAACAAACTTTTGAAAAAAGGATAAAACAGATTTTTGATCAAGGACTCATACGATATGCGTCGTGGTAATACACTTAAAGACAACAAATTTCGAGATGACATGATGAACACCCTAGTTGTAGCAACACTTTCTTTCTTCTCACCAAGCTTCCCATTGAAATCGGGAGGTAAAGTTTCCTTGTATGGATCAGGACCTCCTGTAATATTTTCCTCTGGTTTGTTTAACTCGATGCCCAGCTGGTTGTACACCGAAATGTTTGACAATATGAAACAAAACGTGACACTTGTCGTTGCACCACCTTTCCTGAACGACAAACGTATCGATGAAATCGCAGACACATTAGGTGCTGAATCCGTGGGATTTTTTTCCCATTCATCAATCAACCCCAGCGTGTTAACGTCACCACGGCTCAGCCGTGCCGTCCTCTGTGACCCTATAACGCTCCCACAACTTTCGGTTGTCGCGGGAATCACATCATCCGTCATTCAATCTTCTTGTCCAACGCTAGTTTTGCGAGCTGGAAGGGCATATGATGATGCAGAAATTCCGATTCCAGAAATGAACAGTCCGAAAATCGAAGGAGACTGCACCTACAAAACCATAGACGACGTTGGACATCCTGATATTCTTGATGATAAATGGGCCAGCTTGGCTGAACAGACGAATTTGTGGCCCACGGTCAAAAACACCAAAACCCCATTTCACGAATGGAAACTACAGCCTAAGGGTAAGGATGAATTTTTCCAGAAACTTGCAAGGTCGAAGTACCGAAAACAAGTGGCCGAACATGCTGTGAATTTCTTTCTGGATTCTTGATTTCTCCGGGTCCATCAGGGGCCACTGGCCGTGCAATTAAAGAGAATGAAATTTAACTTGTAAATATGCCAACAAAGCTCTACAAAGAGGCTCGAGTTTGTGAGTGTGGATATACCACATTCCATCCCGGCAACTGGTGTACTCACAAGAAGAGTTGCAAGTCAGTGATCACTGATGACAAGGAACGAATCGCATCTCTTGAGAAAGACAAAGAGCAACTTAGAGAGCAACTAGCGGCAAAGGATGAGCAACTAGCGGCAAAGGATCAACAAATGCGTGAACAATTAGCCGCCAAAGATGTAATCCTGAATCAACTCATTCAGAACGCTAATAACGAGATTATATCTCTACGCAAGTCTCAGGCCGCCAAAAACAGACGCACCAAGATGCCTGAACCCAAACGGAGAAAAATTGCAGCTCGTCAAGACTGGAAGTGTGCAAATCCTGACGGAAACTGTACTCTGAAAGGTGAATTACAGGAATATGATGTAGACCACGTCATACCATTGTTGAAAGGAGGACCAGACAATGAGTCCAACATGCAAGCACTTTGTCCTGCATGCCATAGGAGGAAGACGGAAAATGACCTTCACATTGAATGATTTTACTATTTTATCCATTTTTCACGATTTTTTTCCAGGGGGTGTCGGGTTCATAGGGTGCCACTGGTACCAGGTGGGTTTCAATAATGAAATTTAGAGAAAACTTTTCAAAATTCTTGATCAACTTTTTGAACTCAAAAAAAATTTTTCCCCAAAAATTTTTTTGAGTTGAAAAAAAATTTCAAAAATTTGGGGTACCCCCCCCCCCTTCCATTTTTCTTCGCGAAAGATTTTTAGACAAATTTTAAGGATTTTGGTAGGAGAGGTACGAGTAAAACTCCCTCAGGAGAAAACTACCTTTTCGAAAAGGTTTTCGAAAACATTTCGAAAAGGTTTAAAGATAAGAAAATATACTAATACTAGAAGATATGCCCACTGGTCATAGATACAAAGAACCCAGAGTGTGTGACTGTGGTTATTCTACCTCTAACCCAGGCCACTGGTGTACTCACAAGAAGAGTTGCAAGTCAGTAACAACTGGTGATAAGGAGCGGATTGCATCACTGGAAAGACAGTTAGCGGCAAAGGATGAGCAGATGGCAGTAAAAGATCAACAAATAGCCGCGAAGGATCGACAAATAGAGCAATTAATTAAACGACCACGTACCGTAACTAATAATACAACCAACAATAAGTTTGTGGTAGAAACTAATGTGAATTTATTCGGAAAAGAGACGATTGGACATATAACTTCTGATGAAATTCAAGCGCTGCTGGCAGACCCCGTAAATGCAGTTCCACAGTTTATAAAATTGAAACACAAGAGGGCACCAGGTGGTGTGAATCAGAATGTGCGTATTCCAAGTCAAAAGCGTGCAATTTATCAGGTGGTGGTCCAGGGTGAGGGAGATGGTAAGGAATGGGAGAGTAAAGCAAAAGGTGAAGTGCTAGAACAACTTTATGATGATAATTCTGGTCATCTTGAAGCTGAAGCGGATGAAGCTACACGAGTGGGTTCTCAGTTTTTGGAACATCAAGATTTAGTTCGTTCGTCTGCGAACGGAGATGATGGCGGTCGTAGATACAAAGAACAATTAGATAAGATTCATAATGTAATGGTTTGAAATGTATATTGAGTAATAAATGAATGAAGCTTCAATGAAATTGATTGAAAATATGATGAGAAGAGGGGAGATTAGTAGCCGTGGCACTAGTGGCAGAGGATCTGTATTTCAGAACATAAACACTCACGTATACAACGAAATTTGCAATGACGGGTTTTGTGCTCTATGGGCGGCATTTGAGGCCCTTGGTGTGGTCAATAAATCAGACACCAAGAAAAAAAAACTTGAAAAGATAGTGAACTACGTTACTGAACATCCTGAAGAGTTTACTAACGAAGTCAAACAACAACTACTAACTTTGATTGTGGAAAATGGCCCTCAGATACTGAAAGGTAGGTCTTCATCGTCATGGAAAAATAACAAGTACGAAAGAGTTAAGAAGGTTGGAAGTTTCAAGAAGACCCCCCCGGGGTTCTAAATTTAAGATGCCTGACAAGAGAGGAGTAATTGTATTTGTTCATAATGGAAGCCATTGGGGACTTGCAAGACCACTTTAAACTATTTTTTTCGTCAAATATTCATCGTGTTTTACCCAGTCGCTGTTATGCATGAATCCCCATTCTCTTGTTTTCTTGTATGGAATGAAGAGAGTCCAGCATGTAGGGTATTTTTGGTCTAGTTCTAATCGATGAGTGGATTGGGCTTCTGCGTATTTGGTGGAGCCTATTCCATACCAGGTTTTTCCCGAGGGTGTATGTTCCCAGTAGCCTCCGTACAAAATAATGGTACGGTAGTCCCATGGGTGGTCATGCAACTCGTCTGGGTCTGATTTAAGAAATTTGTGTAGGAATATATTGAATGGGGCTGTGGATCTATTTTTGAAAAGTAAGTAGTAGCGTTCCAAATATGGTTCTTTGTCGTTTCTATCGTATATTATTCTGTGTCTACCAAGCCATTTCATGAATCGTTTGAACATATTGATTTGTATTCAATAATTAACTTTTAAATAAATCTTAAATTAAATTTCAAATTTCAGTTTGAACGATATGAAGTCTGCTTTGAAAGCGCTGGAAATTAGGTCCAAATCAAGAGCAATTCGTCGTAATAGTAGGGGTAGCAATGCTAATGACAACAGCAATAGCAGTGCTAGGAAAATGACTCGACCGATCACTCACGTATTTGTTGTAATCGACAGTGGACATGTAGGGTCAAAACGTCTTGGAAAGTCAGAACGTACTGGAGAAACCAATAATTCACGAAAATCTGTAAAGCGATAATGTTATTTTTCGCTAGAATAGTTTTTATAAAAAAGTGTGACATTATTAGAATGATACGTTCTTATTGTACGTGTGGCTGGAATGATATAGATGATGATAATGATACCAATTTCAACAATCATGTATTTGGTGATATGTCCAGTAATCACAGAATGTGTTCATTTGGTGAATGGAATTTGTGCAAAGAAGTGTCAAACAAGGATAGTATGATTACCAACCTTGAATCTCAATTAGAAGAGAATTGTAGTGAAGAAGTGATTTTATTGAGAGAGAAAGTAATTGTGCTTGAGAATCAGGTTGAAAAATTGAAAGAAAAATTATATGAGATTACAACAGAGAATGACAACAACAGGAAGAATAATGGATTCGAATATGAGCCAGTCAAATCAAGTACCACCGGTGGCGACACCAGCACCTCTCGCCTCTCAAGAAGGAGGAATAAAACTGGGTGAAGAAAACGAGGTGAAAAAAATAGGTTGGAAAGAAATAACATTGACACGTCAAGATTTTGAAAATTTGAATGATAGATTGAACAACCCCTTAGTTAAAGTTGTATATTCAGAGGATGAGTTTGATATGAAATATCAGCTTGTTTTTCCAATATCTTTTTTAGTATTTTACATTGTAATAATATTCAAAGACGAATGGAATGTACCTGACATTGTTTTGAATTTGTTGAAGATTTCTATGTTTTTGCTTACTTTTTTGTATGTTGTTACCGATAAATCATTGAGAAAGATGGGAATAAATTTCACATTTCAAATGATAATAGCGATTTGTTTTGCATCACTTTTGGTCGCAGCAAGTTCAGTTGTTTGACCAATTAAATTAAATTACATAGTTTTTCACGAATTCTATGAAGCTGGTGTGTTCGGACTGGCTGTTCGATCCGTGTCGGAGCCCAGCCTTGCACTTCGTGATCAAATTGATTCGGTTGTTGTGAATTAGATGGTTGAGGGATTTTTGCCGGAGATCCTGACAGTAGACTTCATCAGCTCCTGCAGAGAAAACCAGTAGGTCGATTTCCTGTGGCGTGACGTGTGGTACGAGTGTGTGCAAGAAACACGATCTGGAGATCATTGCAGCTGTAAGTTGTGGTATCATGCCATTGGCAATCATGTGATAGACGAGGGTACCACCCTGTGAGCAGCCTCCTAAGATGAGTGTTGACCCAGCAACGTGATGTCCCTGGATAATATCGAGTACGTAGTCACACTCTTGTTGTAAGTGCCTGCAATTGATGATGTCGTGTCGGTTTTCTCCATCTCGTTTGGTGTAGTAGTCATACCAGGTGTATGTTTCTGTCTCAGAGTCTCCATCGCCCCAGTGGAGACGACGAAGTGGCGCTGACGGTGCGACGACCTTGCAACCGATTTGCGCGAGTTCGTCAGCAAGTTTGTCGAATGAGGATCCGTCATTGTAGAGACCATGAAGCAAGACGACAGTTGCTTTCGTTCTCTTGAAAGGTACACGAGTGACAATGACGCCAGGACGATTGCAGTGTCGCGGCATACCGGTTCGTCTTGAGGCGGGAACTGGTTTGGTTTGAGCGGTCGGGTTTGAGGTGAGTCCGCATGCGTTCTGAAATCGACCCATGCCATTGGGTCAACGCCCCCCTTAGCCTTCTTTTCTTCTTTCTCATCTTAATTATAAAAGGAAATGAAAAGAATAGCCAGAGGGTGACGGTTGACTCAAGGGCGGGGAGGCATTATAGAACGCATGCGGTTTTGTCCAAATCGGTCCGACTGTTTTGGCGCGCTTTGTGGCTTTCTACTGTCTGTCATCAATGGAGTCTCCGTCCCGCGAAGCTAAGGTCGTGGATATGCCCACGACAACCGTGGTCACCAATCCATTTGTCAATGATGTTCAGAGCGACATTGAATCATCATTGAATCACGTGAAGACTCGTATGTGTCAGTTTCTCCGCGGTTACCATCGATATCCGATGCCATCATATTTGACGTCGTCGCCGGCAATGTTTTCTGTTAAGCTTACCGTTGCTTCAATAATCCATGACATAGAGAATCTACTGAAGACGGCTTTGTCTACAATGTTCGATCGTTCGAGTCGTGCACCAGTGAATAATCCACTCGTTTCACGGTGGCTTTTGGTACATATCAGTGACATGTTATGCTCTCAAGTACATGATCTTTCACGTCGACACTTCTTCCACATTCCTTCACCTCGTGGTGGTTTTGATGTTGTGTTCCTGGATGAACAGATGATGGTGAATGGTCGTCAGATAATCTACCTATGCGTAGGAATATCAGACGAGAATGAGGAGCCTGCACGTATTGAACTGTTTCGCCGTGGAGTTGGTCTCGAGGATCCAGATCGAGCGTCTTTGCAGAACAAGATCATCACACATCTGTCTCAGATGTTAGTAGGTCGTTAAGCTAGGGGCTTATATTCCGGGTAGGGTTTGGTCGCGTTTGACGAGGCATATATGGATCTCCGATCTGGCGGGGACGGATGAGTTTGAATTGAGTGAAACTTGAGATCCAGTTGTTAAAGTCATTGTCGTGGATAAGGAAAGTTTTCCCTTTGCTGTGATGGGTGCCAGAGATTGTCCATTGATCACTATATTGGTTGAAATGTCGTGATCTGGATTGTAAGATGTTGTCTGAAAGAAAATAGTGTAAGTTCCCGAAACTGGTGTGGTGATGACAGAGTTGAAGGAGTCTGGTCCACCTGATGAAAAGTCATTCAATAATGTATTCCTTGTTGGAAAGATTATGATCCCAGCATTGTGAGAAGCACTAGGATTCATGACCAAATGAACATTGAAGTTATCAAGTGAAGGAGATGTAATACTATTGATTGTAGATGTGAAAATGCTGTTTGCCAATGGGTTCGAAGAGTTTTGGTCGAGAGTAGTATCAACGTTTTCAATTGTTGATCCATCAGAAAATAGAATTGAAGTCGACTTTATACTATTAACACTTATTGTACCATGTACGATTGGCGCTTCGTGAATTTCTGCCATTTAATTTAACACAATATTTTTTTTCAAATGTTTTAACTTCAAGTATTTTTCTTCTCGCTCAATTCTGAAATTTTTGATATTGTAAGTGTTGAAGTTCGATATCGTGCTTGAAGTATGTAAAATGCCAAAAATGCAATAGCACCATGGTAAGGTTCTATTCCGCCTGTAATCAATGTGATGAAAAATACTGCAAAAACAACTGTAAGTGCCATGATTGCGTAATTTCTGGTATTGTAATTAGCTGATCTCATTACCCTTTGATTGATAAGGAGTTCTGAAGCAAAATAAGAAACAAATAGTATTGAAATGAAGACAAGTTCAAAGTAAAAAATTCCAATTATATAAACAACAATAGAAAGATACATCCAGTATGGGTTGTATATGTGGTAAGTATATGCTGATATGAAGAGAGGTACCAAAATGAAGTCCAAATTTTGATAAATTTGGTTGAAAGCTTCCAAATCCCCTAGTTTTACCATTATTAAGTAGTAAATATTATTTATTTTTTAGATTTCCTTCCACGTTTCTTTGGTGCATCAACAGCTGTATCGAGTTCTATGATGGCTGACTCTATTTCCTTTTCCATGGCTTCTACAACTTGATCAGTGGGTTCGTTTGCTTCGTCAGCTTCCTCAACTTCCTCAACTTCCTTAACTTCCTCAACTTCCTCAGTTTCGTCTACCTCCTCGAGGTCATCATCCTCATCATCCTCATCATTTTCTTCATCCTCATCATCCTCTTCTTCATCGAAATTATCGTCATCATCTTCTAGTCTCCCAAAAGATTCTTGTAACGAATCATGGAGTTGTTTGACTGTTGATTGTGTTAGTTCCCTTTGCATGCGTGCTATTCCGAGTGTCGATTGATCAATACGGTCTAACACCCTCTGAAATTCGGACTTAATAAACCAGAATATGTATACGAGCATTGAAACAACAATTGTGAGTATCATAGCTAGCATAGCTCTATAGAATATGGTTTCAAAAATATAGTGGAAAAATAGACGCTCTGAAAAAAAATTGTTTGACAATCATAATTATGTGTAGTGTAACAAAACCGTTACCGAATAATTTAAAATTGAAATATGAGAAAAGAAACATTGAAATTTATGAAGGAAATGAAGATATAGTAATAAACACAAACATAATATCAAAAGAAACAGGAAGTAGATCATTTGTATACAAAATAATGTGCAATGGTTCTAAAGGTTTGTTTCCTGTAGTAGCTAAAGTTCAAAAATCCAAAGGAGAACGGCTTCAAGGTTTGAGGTACGAAAAACTGGTTTATTCTTTGATGACTAAATTGGTAGATGCTGGAGTGTGTCCGTTTCGTCTCAGAAGTTACGATATGTTTGAACCTGAAAATATTCTTGTAACAGAAACTTTTGAGAATATGATAGATTTAGGAGATTTTTTAGATAATTTTCATCATTTCAGTGTATATCATACAGATGATTGTTACAATATTCTCATTCAAATTTTGTATGCCATTGAAGTAAATTACAGAGTAGGAATACGTCACAATGATTTGCATGTACACAATGTTATGATTCTATTTTGTCCAACAAGACAAACTAAAAAGATCAATTACTTGAATCGTGACAAAATTGAAAGAAAGTCAATTTTCATGTACAATTGTTCATTTATGATAAAATTTTTTGATAATGATAGAGTTACTAAATTAGGAGCAAAAAATAAAAACGTGAATAGCGTTTATCGAAAAGATTATGATCCTAAACCTGTTTTGAATCTTTTTCCATGGCACGAGCCTGCTGTTTATACCGAAAAATTGGATTTGTTCAAAATAATGCAGCATATAAGAGACGATTCTAAATCTCCTATTTTGAATAGAGTGATTGAATCATTGAATGTGTCTTTTTCAAAATCAGAAAAGAAGAAGAAAGCTTTGTTACATGGTACAAAGAATTTTATGAGATATCATCTTGTGACTACTCCAAATATTAGAAAAGAACCACTTGCTAGAAAATGTTCTGTTGCAAAACCAGGTGATGCGTGTGCAATGGGTAATATCACATCGAATACCAAATTTCCAAAATGGCTAGATGATTTCAATTCTTCTGAAAAAGCATTGATGATTTTGTTGAAGTCTCAGCCCAAATCGACATCCAACAAGCCCGTTTTGATTGGTGATATTTCTAAATTATATGTGAAAATGAAATTGTGATGTTATGTGATGAAATTGTTTTGCCATACTTTAACTGACCCTCCCAGGAACCCGTATGTGAAATTCCTTGCATTTTTATTTATTATTTCTATTGAAGGAACACTCCATGGCTGTGCGTGTCTTACGCGATTGAAGTCATCATAACTGTCAATGTAAGATCCGTCTTGACATACAAGAGGGCAAAAAAATCCATATGGCAATATTACAATATTCTGTATGAATATTTGTTTATTGTTGATATATGAATAAGCTACATCTCTAATCATTGCTGTCCCAGTGAGTTGAAAAACTGACTTTTGTATATCTGAGTGTTCTATTTTAGTTAATTTCTTCAGTCTGTTTTCTATCTCTGAAAATATTTCTATCCAGAATGGATGATTAGATGATTTGCATATCAATACACCATTATGTAGTGATCCATTTTTGAATGAAAATGGCCATTCCTCACAGAGGAATAATGTGTTATCAATGTTGATATTTTCTAGACCATCAATGCAGTGAAAATCAATATCAAAGTACATTCCTCCAAATTTGAATATCAAGATATATCTGAAAAAATCTATTTTATTTATCAAATGAGGAAGGTGCTTCCAAATGTATTGAATTTTGTGAGACATTTTTGAAATAATATCATCAGCTTCCGTTTGTGACCAAAGTTTGTATTCTACGTTGTGTCTTCTGGAATAATCTTTCATGCTATCTATGCCGTTTGGCTTCAATGGTATGTTTCCTTTACCTAAGTCAAACCATATTTGATGTATCATTTATAATAATATGATTAATTGTTTTTAAGTGTTTTGGTGCGCTATGGTCCGGTCCGTGCGGCGCGCCGTCCCCTCGCCACCGCGGTGGCCTCCCGTTCCCCCTGCCGTGTTTAGGCCCGTGGCGCGTGGCGCCCGTGGTCGCGTAGCCGTAGCCGTGGTCGCTCGGTAGGTGGCTTATTCGGTGGGCATGCCGTCGATGTACGCCTGGATGGCGTTGTTGGCGTGGAAGGTAGCGATGTGGTCGCGGAGGAGTGCGATCATGTCTGGCTTGGACTTGATTCCGAAGTTGCGTGCGGAGTGGCTGGGGAGGACTTCTTGGGGGCAGACCATGGTGATGAGGTTGATGATGTCCTTGACAAGGTATGAGTCGATGTCCTCTTGGTTGAGTGCGTTGTTGTAGAATTCGAGGGTGGATGCATCGAGAGGCTGTGCGGAGCAGTTGAGTTCGGAGGCTCCCTCCGTGGAGGGGCTGCCGAAGAGGAAGAATCGGTCGGTATGCTCGGAGGGCTCTGGGTGGTCGTCGCGGTGTGTGAGCATGAGTGGTGCGGCGGAGTAGAGAGCGCGGTTGTTGAGGAGGAGGATGGGGTCGAATGATTTGCGGATGGTCTCGTAGACCTTGATTCCGAGAGAGAGAAGGTAGTTGTGCTGCTGTACGGGTCCGAATTCGGAGACGTGGTCGATGAGGAAGAAGTTCTTTTGCGCGAGGAAGATGCGTGTGATGACGTAGATGGGGTGGTAGTGTTTGAATTCTGCGGGGTTTGCGAAGTAGACGACGAGGCCGATGAGGTATGCGAGACGGAGTGTGTTGACGATATCGAGTCGGTTTCCGGTGGTGGTGGTGGTGTTCTCAATGCCCTTGACGAAAGTGATTGGCTTGCGGTCGATGTCCTCATTGTAGAAGGTGCCGGTGTTAGTGAAGAGGTCGATGTAGGACTTGAAGAGGGCATCTGAGGTGACGTGACCGCCCTGCTTGATGACTTCCTTGAGGTGGAATTGTGCGAGGAACTCGATAGGCGTTTTGTTGTCGTTCCATGAGTTTGGCTGGCAGAGGAGGCCCTGCTTGTCCCTGTTGACGCCGGAGGGGAGGTAGTCTGCGGTGGGGCCGATGGTGAGGATGGAGCGGACGAGAGCGGCAGGCTGTCCGACTGAGTTCATGTGCCAGAAGGCGGGTGTGATGTGGTCATTGAGCTTCTTCTTGTCTCCGGGGTTCTGGAAGATGGCAGGGTCAGTGTGGTTGTCGACGAGGAGCTGTGCGCCGGTGGCATCAAGGTGGTTTGCGATGGCGGTAGCGCAGTTGTTGACGAAGTCCTGGCAAGTGCCTGGTGTGGGGTCCGTGACCATGGTCTGTAGCGCAGACGTGATCTTCTGTGCCGTGCTGAGGATGTGCGCTTTGAGCATGTCGATCGTGCGAGAGAGAGCGGTCGAGTTGCGAGGTGGTTGTGGTACGCGGTCGGGTAGTGACCACGTGGGACCGCATGCGGTCTGTAAGGTGCTCGGGTAAGGTGCTCGGGTAAGGTGCTCGGGTAAGGTGCTCGGGTAAGGTGCTCGGGAGTTGGTTACGGGAGGGTGCGTTGGTCCGCATGCGGTCCCTTGTGGTCAAAGCGGTCCGTGTCTGGAAGAACACGCGCGCCCCGCAGATATCCTTTGTCGGTCGCAGTCGAGAGGTAGAAGAAGATGGACGTGGAGACCGTGGAGATGCCGAACGGGCCGAAGGATGCGTTCTCTGAGAGGCTGTACCTTCGTCAGGAGCTTCAGGTGCGCGCGCGCGTGCGTTTGTGGTGTTGCGGCGCGTTGCGATGGTTTTGCTGACGTCGATCGATGTGTGTTGTGTGATTGCAGGAGGGTTCGCGCGTGCCGTGCTACGACTCTGAGCTTGGTCTGATCATGCGCAAGATGAACTTCCCCGCCCCGGGCAAGGTGGTCGAGATCAATGACCTGCAGATGGGCGGCACCTGCTACTCGTTGATGAAGAACGGTGAGGGGAAGCTTTCCATCGCTGATCTGATGTACCTGGGGATGACTACCGAGTCGGAGGTGGTGACGGGCAAGGCGGGTTCTATCGTGGTTGTTCCGAGCAAGACCACGGGCATCTACCCCTCGATCGTGTCTGGCTTGATGATCGGCCCCCAAGTGGCGATGATCCCCAAGATGGCTGTGGCCGACGAGGAGGTTGCGGTGGCGGAGAAGAAGAAGAAGAAGCAGGCTGTGAAGGCCGTGAAGGAGCTGATGATGTCGATCGGTTCTGATAAGGAGGCGCGCGTGATCTCGAGCAAGCACATCACGGACCAGGTGATGAAGCTTCCGGTGGACTTCTTGGTGCGGGAGGGGGCAACGAACGAGCTTGAGCTTCTTTCTGAGGGCAAGGCGGACTTGCTGAAGGTGCTGATGTGTGATGGCGTGGAGGTGAGTGTGATGCTTGCGAAGAGCTTCATCCCGAAGAGCACGTCTCGCGCTATGTTCGTGCTGGTGGCGAAGTCGAAGAAGTTCAACGACGGCGAGGCTGTGCACCTGCTTTCGAGCATGCCGCAGGCTGGTGCCCCTAAGGACATCCTGAAGCCGGACCTGCTGGGTCTTGAGCATGGCGTGAACGCCCTGTTTGATCTGCCGTGGGGTGCTGACCGCGGGGTGGTGACGGGTATGCTCGGTAAGATGATCAAGTTCGCGAGCGACCTGAGCAACCTGATCACAGCGCAGGAGTTCCAGAAGAAGTCTATGCTGAGGCAGTTCCCCGCGGAGCTGTGCTGGGTGGCCACCCGGCTTCAGAACCTGTACGCGAAGCGCAAGGGCTCGGAGTTCTCGGAGCTGCTGTCGCGCGTGAAGGTTCGCATGGCGTACGAGGATGGCGTGGCTACGCCGTCGGGTCTCCTTCTTGATGAGCCGCCTGCTGATGAGGTGGAGGGTGGCGAGGAGGACGAGGCGGATGCCGGTCACGGTCGCGGTCGCGGCAAGGGCGGCAAGAAGCGCCTCATGGCTGAGGAGGATCTGGACCCTGAGTACGAGCCGAGTGGCAAGGGCAAGGGCGGCAAGGGCCGTCGCGGTGGCAAGGGCAAGAAGGCCAAGGGCCTGGCTAAGGTCGCTAAGGGCGGCTCTCCGCGTTCGGGCCTGCGCTCTGGCTCTGAGCACGGGTCCCCGAGCCAAGTGGGCTCGAAGCGTGCGCGCCCGTCCCCGGCTTCCTCGTCCAAGTCCGGCAAGTCGAAGCACTCCGCCGTCGCGCTGGAGGATGTCGAGGATGATCTCGTTGGGTCTGATGAGGACGAGGAGGAGGAGCTCTTCCACCCCGAGGGTACCGGCTCTGGCTCGGAGGATGATGATGATGATGATGATGATGACGGCTCGGACCGCGAGTGAGTGGAACGAGGGCCGAGCGCGCACTCAGTCCTTGAGGACTATGACAAGTGAGGCGCAGCCGACGGCACGTGAGCGCTTGCCCCCGCTTGCCCCGGACCACCTGATGAGTCCTTGAGGGCAGGTGAGGCGTAGCGAGTGCGGGGATTGTGTGGGACTCGAGTAGCTTCTGGGACTGGGATGGGAACAGGATGGGAACATCCTATTAAATATATTTGGTTAAAGTAAGTAAATATTAAGTATTTTTTATAGGTACTTGCCAGGAGCATTCGGGTGGGGTAATAGTAACGCCCTCTGGGCGGGGAAGACCAACTCAAAGGATGATACTAGTCTTACCGACAAGACGGACACATACGGTAAGACCATCCAGATGGACGTCTTACGTCCATCCAGATGGACGACCACCCGTAGGGCCTTGGCTTTTGTTTCTTTTCCCCTGTGGTCGCTCGCCATACCATAACGTGATCAGCTTACAACTCGCAATCATGCCCACATCCACCAAGGAGATCCACGCTATTTTTGATGATCTCAGACAGATGCTGCAGCTACCTCCTCGATCTGAGGAGCCGCCGCCCGATTCTCTTCCCCCCACCAAGGAGGATTTGGAGAAGCTAATGGATGACATGGAGACAGGCCTCATGAGCTACGTGGAAAAAGAAACGACAGAGCCATCCAAGAAGCGCGCCCGTGAGCAAGATGAGTGCTAATTTTGCTTGCTGAATGTCGGGCGGGAGAGGAGATCCCAGGGTACACTCGTGGGATATGATGCACTATTCAGGTGTAATTCCTGTTAGTGATCATACGGTAAGACCATCCAGATGGACGTCTTACACATGTGTCCATGTGTAAGGTGTCTTTATGTATGGTCCGAGCATATCTGTATGTAAATGGTAAACTAGTCCGTAACCACCATCCGCCCGGCAAATGCCAGACGCCATCTGGACGCGGACCACACAGTAGACTACGTTACTAGTCCGTACCATCCGTCCGGCAAAATGCCGGACGCCATCCGGACGCGGACCCAGACCGGCTACACAGTCGATCTCTCATACTCGGCCAGGGCGTGCTTGAGTTGGAGGTTCTCGCAGTGGAGCCTGTGTCTGTCTTCGACCAGCTCTCTAAGGGAAGAAGTATAGGGGCACGTTGCCATGACGAAATGCTTGAGGACGAGGTTGACGAAATCATGGCGTATGTCCATGGCAATGGAAAGGAATGGATCGGAGTCCTTCGGGTAGTTTCGGACACCCATGACCTCATGGAAGATATGGAAGTCGGTCGAATCAAGGAATTGGACTCCGCCGTCGTCATGCTCCTTCTGCTCCACATCGGTGATCAATGTGTTGTGGGGGCAGGCGCGTCCGAAGTTCATGATCTGCGTAATGAACAGAAGCCAATCTTGTGCGAGGATGTCCGCACACTCCTCGTCACCATGCAGCTCGTGCCTCGTATCGCGTTTGATATCGACGAGTTGCTTGAGGATTCTTGCACCGCCAAGCTCGTTGAATGTATTGAAGGCACCACGGGTGAACTGCTCTCGGTCTTTGTCCGAGTGCGCCCGGAAGGCATTCAACATGATCGAGGGTATGACGACTCTGATGGCATCCATGAATGCACCTGGGCTGTCGAGGACGACTGTCGCCATGTGGAGGGTCCAGTGCTGTCGGGATGCTGACTTCGGGCACTTTGAGACATCTCAAAACAATGAATATAATATGCCTACATACGATTTACCGGGCATATTGTTGTTGTAATCAAAAATATTGTTGTTGTAATCAAAATAACCCGGGTATAATGTTGTTGTTGTTGTAATCAAAAATAACCCGGGGGCCGGCATCTTCAGCAGCCAGATGTCGTCCTCCGCACCTAGCTCCGCACCTAGCTCCGCACCTGCCTCCGCACCTGCCTCGAACGCCCCGGTCAGATTCGGGGATCAAGTTGTTGAGGTGAGCGCTTGCGCACTCGAAGAGATCCATATCGTACGCTTCCTCTCCACTTCCAATCCCTAGTTGACGTCGACGCTTTGTACATCGCAGAATATAATCTGGTACTACCCACCGGACGGTGAGCCTACTGGGATCACCCCCGAAAGCCTCGTGGAGGACCAGACCGAGATACAGCTCCGGGGCGGAAAGATCGTGCTGACGACCCACTCCGAAATCGGCATTTGCATCTGTGTGCCCGGCGCCAGAATGGTGCTGATGACAGACATCGTTGACCACTTCCACGTCCTTCCTGATGGTGTGTCGGTCGGGACGTTCAAGTTCAATAACAGCTATATGCAGGGATCGGGCAGGATGATCTTGTTTCCGGGAACCTCACTCATGAATGTTGAATTCGCGTCACTCAGAATAGGTTCTGGAGTCGACGCTTACTTCAACTTCAATGCACAGCCACAGCCGCAGCCTCACTCGAAGTCGCAGCCGCAGCCTCGCTCGCAGTCGCAGCCGCAGCCTCGCTCAGTGCAACTTGACAAGAAGTACCGGGGCGTCCATTTACTCAAATTAAAGAGGAACGGCCACGGGTTCATACGGCCACCAGGAAGGCCTCCGAGCATGTACCCCTTCTGGTGCTCTTCCCAAAGGGACTACTTCGGCTATTTCTACGCGAATGGCGACCCGTATTTTCACTCCAAAGAGGCGGAGGTCGATGAGTCTACCAGAGGGTCAACACAGTGAACGAGGTGTGGTCGGTCGCGTGGCTCCGTGGGCGGAGCGTCCATATACAAAGAACCACGAGTTTGTGAGTGTGGGCGCTGGTGAGGGGTGTGTTCAGCATGGGAGCGTCGCGCTGAGAGGGTTTATCATGGGTTTGGATAAACCCATGATAAACCAAACCCATGATAAACCCATTTTAACCGCTATTAAAATCGTATAAAAGATAGGTGTGACCAGGTGGGGGAACGCTCACCCGTACCAGGTGGGGTGGTGGCGCCCTCTGGGCGGGGTTTTTACAAAAGTTGGTCGGACTTTTTGGAACCTCAAAAAATTTTCCCAGATGCCAAAGACCAAAAATATTTTTTGAAGTTTTAAATTTTCCCTTGCCCCCCCCCCCCCTTCTTTTCTACGCGAAATCTTATAAAATGTTAATATATAGCCCATTTTGGTAGGAGAAGTACGAGTGAGACTGTGGCAGGAGTGACCTGGGCTTGGTCTACCCTCGACCAAGGTTAGGCCAAGATATTAAAGACAAGAAATGTTATAACCATAGTATATTATGCCAGCTAAGGAGTACAAAGAGGCACGTGTATGCGAATGTGGTTATAGCACAATGAAGATGGATCTATGGTCGCGACATAAGAAGAGTTGTAAGTTGGTGAAGTGTGATAAGGATGAATTGATTGAACAAATGAAGCAACAACTAGCAGCAAAGGACAGACAAATCGAGCAGTTGATTAAGAGACCACGGACTGTGAACAACACTAATAACACCACCAACAACCGTTACGTGGTGGAGCAGCACATCAATGTGTTTGGGAAGGAGTCGATCGAGCACATAAGCCCCGAGCAGATCCAGGCGTTACTAGCGGACCCGGCTAATGCAGTGCCCCAGTTCATAAAGCTGAAGCACCGTCGGTCGCCTGGAGGTGTGAACCATAACTTAAGGATCCCAAACCAGAAGCGGGCCATCTACCAGGTGGTGGTAGCGGGTGAAGGCGAGGAGAAGGAGTGGGAAAATAAGGCTAAAGGCGAGGTGTTGGAGCAGCTGTATGATGACAACTCGGGCCACCTGGAGGCGGAGGCGGATGAGGAGACCCGGGTGGGGTCGCAGTTTTTGGACCATCAGGATAAGGTGAAGGCAAGTGCCGGTGGGGATGATGGGGGCAGGCGGTATAAGGATCAGCTGGATAAGATCCATAGTGTGGTGACCAATCTATGAGGTTGTATCCGGCAAAATGCCGGATCACGCTTGCGCGAGCATTTGGGTACTAGGGGTTGATAATCCTATTAATGTATGTGGACCAATTGAATCCCGCTAAGGATTTGATTGGTTAAAGAATGATGTTGAATACAGAAGAATTTCGCTTGTTCCCGAATTTGGAATATAAGTTATTTGAACGCTGGTTCATGCTTGTAACGCGTAGCGTTTGTCGCCCCTTGATTTTTGCTCTCTTCTTAGCGTGCGATAAAAGTTTAGTTGCAATACCACGCCTCCTGTAACCTGGTAATACCTCCAAAGAGAAGATCTCGCTTGCATTGTTAGACAGAGACAATATTCCAACAGGATTATTATCGACCATCGCAACAATGGCTAGGCCGCCATGAAATAAGCCATTCTCGGTGTTCATCTTGTTCGCCAGTTTTCCAATAAATTTATTATCATTCACGTACATGTATTTAGGTTTCATTGTCTTGTATGCTGATACTAAATAAAATACTTTTTTGAAGTTTCAAATTTCCCTTGCCCCCCCCCCCTTCTTTTCTACGCGATATCTTATAAAATGTTATATTATAACCCATTTTGGTAGGAGAAGTATGAGTGTGAGTTGTTACAGAGGTAATATGAATCATATATGATTCATATATGATTCATATATGATTCATATATGAATCATATTAAAGACAAAAAATATCATTTCAATAGAAGAATGCCTGCACCTCAGTACAAAGAACCTCGCACGTGTCCGTGTGGGTTTACTACCATGGGTATGAATAACTGGTCTCAACATATGAAACACTGTAAATCAGTGATAACAAGTGACAAAGAGCGTATAGCATCTCTAGAAAAGCAATTAGCAGCAAAGGACCGTCAAATCGAGCAGTTGATTAAGAGACCAAGGACTGTGAATAACACCACCAACAACCGTTACGTGGTGGAGCAGCACATTAACGTGTTTGGGAAGGAGTCCATCGAGCACATAAGTCCCCAACAGATCCAGGCGTTACTAGCGGACCCGGCTAATGCAGTGCCCCAGTTCATAAAGCTGAAGCACCGTCGGTCGCCTGGAGGTGTGAACCATAACTTAAGGATCCCAAACCAGAAGCGGGCCATCTACCAGGTGGTGGTAGCGGGTGAAGGCGAGGAGAAGGAGTGGGAAAACAAGGCTAAAGGCGAGGTGTTGGAGCAGCTGTACGATGACAACTCGGGCCACCTGGAGGCGGAGGCGGATGAGGAGACTCGCGTGGGGTCGCAGTTTCTGGACCACCAGGAGAAGGTGAAGGCAAGTGCTGGCGGGGAGGATGGGGGCAGGCGGTATAAGGATCAGTTGGATAAGATCCATAGTGTGGTGACCAATCTATGAGGTTGTATCCGGCAAAATGCCGGATCACGCTATGCGCGAGCATTTGGGTGTCGGGGAACCCCAGTAAATTGAAAAATATCATTGTTTTGATTATTTCATAGCCCAATATGGAGTACCAGTTTTCCGAAGACGTAAAAATTTTCTTACCACGCGTCCATTTGCTTGTGGAATATTACGGCTTGTCCCCAAATTGAATCCATGGTCAAAATATTGCCGTGCAGATGGCCGTTTGTATGCAACACCCCCTTTTCTTATACTCTTTACTTCTTGGTGACTGACGAACACCTCTTACCTCCACAGGATGACCAACCGCTAAACCCAGTTCGCGCATTCCTCTCTGAAACTCTGCAAAGGCCTTGGCTTCTCTCGCCTTACCCATTCCACGCTTAGTCTTTGGTTGCTTCTCTGTCAGGCTAGTCTTCCGTTTGCTAGTATACGTGGGCAAGTGCCGAAACGGATCGGGCGTGGCTCGGTACCCAACTTTTTTGAGCACTGGTTCCATTAGCCGCGTAACACTTGTCGAAGTGTGCCCAGCTTTCTTCAGTAAGGGCTTCATGACTGATCCCGGGGATGCAATTGCGACATGTTCCCGCCATTTTTTATTTTTCATTCCGAAATCGGGCATCGTTTGTTAATTACTCATTATATATTAATTTCGTAGCTCTATCATACACACCTGGAGGCGGAGGCGGACGAAGATACCCGGGTGGGGTCGCAGTTTTTGGACCATCAGGATAAGGTGAAGGCAAGTGCCGGTGGGGATGATGGGGGCAGGCGGTACAAGGACCAACTCGATAAGATACATAGTGTGGTGACGAATCTGTGAGCCTCAAAAAAAATCCCAGATGCCAAAGACCAAAATATTTTTTGGAGTTTCCCTCTGGGCTCTTGCCCCCCCCCCCTTCTTTTCTACGCGATATCTTATAAAATGTTAATATATAGCCCATTTTGGTAGGAGAAGTACGAGTGAGGTTGTGGCAGGAGGAAGAGAGGATGTACCTGGGATACGCCAATCCTAGGTACATCCTATTAAAGATAAGAAATATCTACTTTTACAATAATATGCCAGCTACAGAGTACAAAGAGCCTCGCACATGTGCCTGTGGTTATACCACAATGAAGATGAATCTTTGGTCACGTCACAAGAAGAGTTGTGCACTCGTCCCTAATGAGAAGGATGCTCGTATAGCATCTCTAGAGCGTGAGCTTGCAGCAAAGAATAAACAAATACATGAACTTATCCAAGTGGCGAAGAAGCCAAGGACCGTAAACAACACCACCAACAACCGTTACGTGGTGGAGCAGCACATTAACGTGTTTGGCAAGGAGTCGATCGAGCACATAAGTCCTGAGCAGATCCAAGCGCTACTGGCCGATCCAGCTAATGCAGTGCCTCAGTTCATCAAGCTGAAGCACCGCCGGTCGCCCGGAGGTGTGAACCAGAACTTAAGGATCCCAAACCAGAAGCGGGCCATCTACCAGGTGGTGGTGGCGGGGGAGGGGGAGGAGAAGGAGTGGGAAAATAAGGCGAAAGGGGAGGTGTTGGAGCAGCTGTACGATGACAACTCGGGCCACCTGGAGGCGGAGGCGGATGAGGAGACTCAGGTGGGGTCACGGTTTCTGGACCACCAGGAGAAGGTGAAGGCGAGTGCCGATGGGGAGGATGGCGGTAGGCGTTACAAGGATCAGCTGGATAAGATCCACAGTGTGGTGACGAATCTGTGAGCCTCAAAAAAAATCCCAGATGCCAAAGACCAAAAATATTTTTTGGAGTTTCCCTCTGGGCTCTTGCCCCCCCCCCCTTCTTTTCTACGCGATATCTTAAAAAATGTTATATTATAGTCCATTTTGGTAGGAGAAGTACGAGTGAGGTTGTGGCAGGAGGGGGAGAGGATCAATTGAACATCAATTGAACGTTCAATTGAACATTTAAAGATAAGATATTTGGTTACAGTAAGCCCTGATGCCAAGTAAGACTTACAAAGAACCGAGAGTTTGTGAGTGTGGATACACGACTAACTTTCCTAGTGCGTGGTTTGTTCATAAGAAGAGTTGTAAGTTGGTGAAGTGTGATAAGGATGAATTGATAGAACAGATGAAGCAACAACTAGCAGATACAAAGCAACAGCTAGCAGCAAAGGACGAGCAGATCAAGGAGTTGATCCAAGTGGCGAAGAAGCCAAGGACCGTAAACAACACCACCAACAACCGTTACGTGGTGGAGCAGCACATTAACGTGTTTGGCAAGGAGTCGATCGAGCACATAAGTCCTGAGCAGATCCAAGCGCTACTGGCCGATCCAGCTAATGCAGTGCCTCAGTTCATCAAGCTGAAGCACCGCCGGTCGCCCGGAGGTGTGAACCAGAACTTAAGGATCCCAAACCAGAAGCGGGCCATCTACCAGGTGGTGGTGGCGGGGGAGGGGGAGGAGAAGGAGTGGGAAAATAAGGCGAAAGGGGAGGTGTTGGAGCAGCTGTACGATGACAACTCGGGCCACCTGGAGGCGGAGGCGGATGAGGAGACTCAGGTGGGGTCACGGTTTCTGGACCACCAGGAGAAGGTGAAGGCGAGTGCCGATGGGGAGGATGGCGGTAGGCGTTACAAGGATCAGCTGGATAAGATCCACAGTGTGGTGACGAATCTATGAGGTTGTATCCGGCAAAATGCCGGATCACGCTTGCGCGAGCATTTGGGTAGTCGGGGGAACCCCTAGTAAAGTATATTCAGCAAGCTGAGTCAAGTATAATCAATTCTGAATGGACTAAAATTAATTTAGCTTGCTGAATATACTTTACTAGGGGTTGAGAACCCTATTAATGTATGTGGACTAATTGGATCCCGCTAAGAACTTGAAAAAAATATATTGCAGATCATATGGAATCTAATAAACGCAATGCCGCTAATATGCCTGTGCCTTTCAAAGCCGCTAATATGCCCGTGCCTTTCAAAGCTGTTGGCTTACTGCTGGAGTTGAAACGGCAATTCATGAACATTCTGATGGTCGTAGTTGGATTGCTATGCTGTTATTTTGCAATTTCGCAAAATGCGCCCGGTTTATTTGTGTTTGCTATGCTGGCTTTTCTTTACCATTTTTCTTCAGAAGCGAAACGCATATTCTAGAATGACGCAGGGTGATAAAAAAGGAATCTAATACTCCTAAAACTTCTGGCAGGAGCTACACCTAAATTTCCGCCAGGCACCCGAAATACTCCTAAACCTCACGCCTGGGTAGGGTAATTGCACCCGAAAGACGCCTAAAACCTCTGGCAGGAGCTACGCCTGACTAATGCCACTGCACCCGAAAGACTCCTAAACCTCTGGTAGGAGCTACACCTGACTAATGCAACAGCACCCGAAAGACTCCTAAACCTATGGCAGGAGCTACACCTAGAGAATTAATAAAGGAATTGATAATTTTATAAGGGAATCAAGGAATAATTTGAGTATAGACATATGTATAGAATTCAAGACCTAATCCTAGGATATGAATCTTAAGAAATATGAAAATGCAAGGTCGAGATATAATAATGCAAGATTTTCGAAATTTTAGAAACCAAGAGACGTAATTAAATTGCATTTTTGAAATAAAATTTCTCAACCCCTAGTAAAGTATATTCAGCAAGCTGAGTCAAGT